TTAGTTGAACTCCATTGCCTTGGCGAACTCCGCGCGGGCGAACTCGATCGCGCTCGCCGCTTCGTCGAGGGCGTCTGGCTCAATGAAATACCGGGCATCATTTTCGACCAGCAGAGCGGCAAAGCGAAGTTTTGCGGCCGCGTCTTTCCCCGTCTGTGGCGGTACTTTCAGTATTTCGTCGGCGACCGTGAATCTGAGTGCCGTCAGGGCATTCATGAGGTGGTCAGGAAGCGGCTCGCTCCGCAGCGCAAGGTCGCCAAGGCCCTCAAAAAGTGTGAGGAGATTGGTGATGCCAAGATCGGTCGTCGAATGAAGTTCGTTTACCATGCTCGCCGCCATTTTGTTGTGCTTGTATCGATTCGTTGGTACGCTGTAACAACAATAGCAAACATTATGACCCTGTCAACAGACGTTTGTACGGAGTACCAATGAAACCTGTTCAACTGAAGATGGCACGGGTCGCAGTGGGCTGGGGCGTTCGCGAACTGGCGGAAGCCGCCGGCGTCACCGCGAATACCGTGACGCGGATCGAAAACGGGAAGGATGCCAAGCAGTCCACACTGGATGCTCTGCAGCAAGCGCTTGAAGGGCGCGGTGCGGTTTTTTCGAACAGCAATGGCGAGATAGGAGTGAGTTTCTCTGAAAAGAGTCTCAGGAAGAACGGCCTAGAGGTTATCAAAACAGTCGAAATAACTGCTCCAGACAAAGACACCGACTAGCCCAATGCGCTGGCCCGCGCTAACTTCTCCCTTCTGGGGATGGGGGACATATCTCATGCAGCACGCTAGGCTATTTGCAGCCTTGGTCGCGTTTGCGCTCGCAGCGCAGTGCGCGGCGCCAGCTACAGCCCAACAGGCGTTCGCGATCGACCTTGACCCGCCAGCAATTCGCGCTGCGACCGGCTCGTTGATTGTGGATGATCTAGCAGTCGGGGAAGTTGGGATAGTCGTCGTTGAAACGTGGTGCGCTCGCCAAGGGGCACTTTACGGGGCAGTCACGGATCGGCTGGAGAAATCCCAGTCGGACTATGGCCTCAACTTCCAAGTCAGGCGCGAGCCGGCCAACACACTCTCCGTGGTGGTGGTGCCGGGCAGTATGGCCGGCAAACTGTGGTCGGATGCAGTTCTGACGCGTCTTGAGGTACTGCCCCCGTGTGACCAATTTGAGCTATTCGGACACCGCTTTCTGCCGATCAGTTCCGTGAACGGCTTTGTCTCCGTGGCGGCAATTGCCGCAGCGAAGGGCAAAACTATTCCGTAAGCCGTTACGCTCGATGAACGTTCTCTCCATACTGGTAACAGTTTCCAGTGTGGGCCGCAGGTTGCTCACGCTAGCGGGGCGAGGCATAGCCTGAAGGTTGTCGGTGACGACCTACAACCACAAAGGTCCGCGCTTAGTGGATTTGTGGCCGCCCCTCGATCATGAATCCCACCCGGTCCGGCCATTCGAGCAGCCGCGCGACCCGCACCCCATCGGCATCGATAACCGCATGATCGACGTGCCCGCCGATCCAGTAGCCTTCGGCGCTCGATTGCGACGTCCAATCTCGGCCGGGGGTTCGGCGCATTATCTCCATCAACGCCAGCCCGCCTTCCGCGGCGCCGTGGGCGAAGGTCGCCGCGTCAAGCCCAGCCGCGGTTACATCGGTCACGGCGATCTCGGGGCCACCGCCGAACAACTGTCCGGTGAAATCCCGCAGCGACCATGCCGGCCAGTCGTCGCTGTCAAAGCTGCGGAACGCGAACGTCACAGGACCACGGGTTTCGGAGTAGGCGGCCACCACAACCTCGAGCCCGCCATTGTCCCTGTAGTCAGGCAGCCTCCCCGCCAGCGCCGCCAGCGTGTCGTCGACAGACCCGCACGCTGACAGCGCGATGATGTCGGCGGTGATGGCCCCGATGTCGCGGTATCGCCCCCTCCCAGTGATCGCCAGAGGCACACAGGGCGCGGCCGCGATCTTGTCGGTCGCGGCGATCAACCGGCCACTGGGCAAGCACGTCGCGCCATCGGCCAGAAGCTCCACGCGGTCGGCGTATGGGAAGGCGAGGAAGGCGCTCAAGGTGCTAACTCCAAGATGAAGATTCCGCCGACAGGGGCGCCCATGCCCATGCCGATCAACTGGCTGCCGAGCTGCTTGAGGACATCGCCGAGGATGTTGCCGGCGTCCTTGCCTTCAAGCAGGCCATCAATGAGGGTTTGCGTGGCATCGCGCGCCGCGTCCTGGAAAGCCCGTGCGGCTTCGGTGTTGGCGGCGAGTGCGTCGCGTTGCGCCTGAAGGGACTCGGTCGCCGAGACAATCTGCTGCCCGAGCTTGGACTCGCGATCCACGCCGGCCATTTTCAGGTTGTTGTAAAGCTCTTGTTCGGCAGACGTCCGCCCTAGCTGGGCCTCTTCGAACTTGAGATCGGCAACCAGCTTTTTGACGGCCTCGGCATGGTCGACTGCGGCCTTGGCGCGGCGGTTGTTTGTGCCCCCCGACCCGTCGAGGAATGTCCGAAAATCGAATGTCGATGGTGCCGTTCCACCGGAACCGTCCGTTGCCACCGGTGCGGCCACAGGTGCGCCAGCCGGCTTGCCCTGCAGTTGCGCGATCCGTTCCTGGTACTCCAACGCCTTTTGCATGAGGGCTTCAGCGCGCGCGGCCTTGTCCTTGATCTCGCCGGCGACTGTGCCGGCAAAACCACTCGCTGGATCGAGGGTTTCAAGCTTCCCCTGAAGCTCCCTCAGGTCGGCCATCAGAGCCGCGCGCTCATTTTCGATACCGACCAGCTCGTTCTGGAGCGGGCGGATAAAACGGCGCTCATCGATGTCCTTGAGCTGGTCGGCGGCAACCCCCAGAAGCCGAGCAAGTTCGGCTGCCCAGCCAACCGCCGTCACGATAAACGGGGCGAGATTGATGAAGGCTTGCTTCAACTTCCCGTCGACGATCTGCGCCGACGTGTCGAATTCGATCTGCAGCTCATCGGCACGGGCAATCACTTCGCGGTCGACGGTGATGCCGAGGGACTTCGCCTTGGCGATCATGTCATCGAGCGCATTGGCGCCGCCGCGGAAAACCGTAACCAGCCGTGCGCCCTGGTCGCCGAACAGCGTCGTCGCGAGCGCTGCCGCCGAAGCACTGTCCTTGGCGTCCTTGATGGCGTCGGCGGCGAGCCGAATTCGCTCCTCCTGCGTGGTGGCAAGCTGAATATTCCGCGCCAGCTCTGGGTTAAGAGCCTGCAGCGTGGTTGCGAGTTTGCCCTTGCCTTCGGCCGCGAGACCGACGTTTTTGTTGTACGTGACGAGCGCCCCGGAGAGCGCATCGAACTCGACACCGGCCCGCCGCGCGGCATATGCGATGCCCTGAAAATACTCACTGTCCAGCCCGGAAGCAGCCGCCTTCACTCCGATGTCAGAGTAGTGCGCCATGGCAGCCTTCGCGCCGTTGAGGCCGGCCGTAAGAGTAAGTAGGCCTGCGAGCGGCGCGACGAAACCGGCGGTGAACCCCGCGAACGCCGACTTGCTGGCGCCCGCGATCTTCCTCGCGGCGCCGCTCATCGAGCGCTCCATTCCTGCGGCTGCCTTTTCGGTCGAGCGCTGCATTTTTTGATTCGAGTTCGCGACCGTCTGGTCGGCTTTCGCCATGTCGCGTTTTAGCGTGTTCACGTCAGCCGAGAGGCCGAGCACGACGCGCGCGAGATCCTGATTGCTCATCGGATTACCAATTCTTCCGGAGTGAATGTATCGAACACCGAACCGCCTTCGGTGGCGGCGTCGGCGCGGCCAACGGCCATTGTTGCGGCGATGGCAGCATCCACCTTTCGCGAGCGGTCGCGGCCCTTGGTGAACCGCTGGTTCCCCATGTCGTCAGCGCGCAGAACGGCGTTCGAGAAGTGGTTGCGCAAAACGGGGTGGCCACCATGGATCAGCCGTCCTTCTAGGATCAGTCGCTCGATGGCTTTGATAGCCGGACCCATGTGACTGCCGGTCTGACCGTGCTCATAGATGGGCAGTCCGTCGTCCTCGAGCCTGCGGCGGACGCCATGGGCGCCATACCTATCGATGGCAATTTCGCGGACGTCGTAGTCGTCGACGAGGTCGCGGATTTTCTGCTCCACGTCCTCGAGGTCGACGGTGCGGCCCTCGGTGGTCAGCAGGTGCCCTTCGTCACGCCATTGCACCCATGGCTGCCCATCGGCTTCCTGCCGCGCCAGCAGCGTCTCATCGGCTGCAAAGATGTAAGGGACGATGATCACGGTGCCGTCAGGCCGGGGGAATGCTGCGACTACGGCCGACAGATCCTCGGTGAACCCGAGGTCAACGCCGACGAAGCATGGCTCACCAGCCAGCGGCGCCATGTCGATAGGTTTGGCGCCTTCATCATAGACCGCGATGTCGAGCCACGGGCTAGCCTCCTGATCGAGCCAGACACCGAGATGCAGACGCTTGAAGTTTTCACGCTGCGAAGGCCGGTGTTCGGCTTCGCGGGCGTAGGTACGCAGACCGCGGAGGTCGGGATAACCGAACTCAAGGCCAGGGTTGGTCTCGCGCCAGATGGCCTCGTCCTGCCAGTCGTCATCCGGGCTGGCCTCGAACAGGATCGGGAGGAACGTGTCATCAATCGACGGATCGGCGGCCACCGCCTTGGCGTACGCATAGAGGTCGTATGCGGGGGTGTCCCGCCCGGCGCCAGCAGTCGTCGCGATGAACAACAGCGAATTGCGCACCTTGTTGTGGCCGGAGCGGATGGCGCCGAGCAGCTCATCGGTGCGGAACTCGTGCAGCTCGTCGACTCCGGTGAACAACGGCGTCAGCCCGTGGGCGTTGCTGGCGTCCGCCGACATCGCCTCATAGCTGACGTCCTCGCGGGCGTACCTGGCCTGTTTCATGGCATCGCGAATCTTGATGGCGGGGCGCAACTTGGGCGTGTTGCGGATGATGCCGGCCATTTCCCGATGACAGAGCGCCGCCTGCTTTTGGCTGTTCGCGGCCGAATAGATCTGACTGCCGGGCACACGCTCCGGGCCGACCAGGTGCAGCATCGCCATGCCCGCCATCAGGGCGGTCTTGCGAGCGCCGCGGCCGACCATCAGGAATACCGTCCGGTATTGTCGAGTACCGTCAGGCAGCGTTGTGCCGTAGACCTTCCGCACGATGCGTTCCTGCCACAAGTCCATATGGAACCGGCCGCTGAGCGATTTGGGGTGGCGCATCCATTTGAGGAAGTCGACGGCGCGCTGGCCGAATCCATGGGTATCCGGCAGCGGCTCGTCAGATTGCAACCACACCGGGCGGCGCGTCATCGTCGTCATCGGTGAAACCTTCATTCTTGTTGCGGCTGGCGGGCGTGATGCCGAACTCGGCCGCGAGGCGCGCCTGAAGGGCGATGGCCTCTTTCTGGATGGTCGTCGCCGGGTTGCGCTTCAGCTCGCCGGTGGCGGACGTGATCAGCAGTCCGTGCTTTTCGATCTCGGCCTGGGCCTCATCGATGCGAGCCGTGGCGCTGCAATAGCTTTGAAACAAAGGCAGCTCGTGCGCCGCGATCTTGGCGCTTCGAACCAGCGCCGGAAGCTCCCGGCGCCACACTGTCTTGCCGGCTGGCGACAACGTGTCGGGCGGCTTGGGGACGCGCTCGATCGCGCCGGCAACCGTTTTCACGGTGGACTTGCGGCCCTTCATGATGGCTCACCTTCCACAACGACAAGGTCGATGTACCGGGCGTGCTCGTCGGGGTTCACGATGCTCTTGATGTTGAATACCCGGCCGGCGTTGCGCGCGTCCACGAGTTGCCACGCGGTCGTTACGTCACGGGTGCGGGAGCTGCTGCGGACGGTGACGGTGTACGGCTGGATGCCTTCCAGTCGGCTCGCGATGATGGTCTCCGAGCCAAGGCCGGGCTTCAGGCGCGCCGGCTCAGTGAACAGCGTGACGAACGGCCCGGCGCCGACAATCACAGTGCCGAAGCCGTCGTCGGAGTCGCCGCGCTTCTGGAAGTGGATACGCTCGCGCATCTGGATCGTCATTTCAGCACCCCCTTAGGGTCGAGCCCCGCATCCTTGATACCGTCGCGGATCGCGCGAGCATTGCGTCGCCGGAAGCGCGTCTTCTGCGCGCGGTACGCCACGTAAAAGAACGGGTGTGCCGGACGTTCTCGGGTGCCCCATTCGACGTGCGGAGCTGCCTCGTCCTTCGCCTCCACGAAGTAGGTGCCGCCGTCGTGCTCGACGCCGATGCTGTCGCGAAGGGCTCCGGAGTCCACCGGGGCCAGGGCGCGAGCAGAGCCGGCCATCTCGTTGGCGTTCTTCGCAAGTGCCTTGTCGAGCCGGGCCGCGACCTGTTTCGGGGCGGCGGCGAGCGCCTTCTGGAGCCCCTTAAGGCCGTCCATCCGGATCTTAAGTTTCATCGTGGCGCCAGTTCCAGACAACGTCATCGAAACCGAATGGCGTCGTCTTGGTCATCGCGTTCGGCTCGTCGGCAATGGCGCGCTGCTCGTACCAAAACCAGACGAGCCCACACACGAGCTGCGCCAATGGAGCAGGGACGTCGCCTCCCGAGGTGAAGGATACGGTGATGCATTCGGGTGCGTCAGCGGTGGCGGGCCAGCCCCGCGTCGGCGTCACCAGCCCCGCCTTGCCAATACCGGTGAGGCGGTACGCCTCAGGCGGCAGCGTCTGCTCGGTGCCGGCGGTGTCGAGATAAGTGATGGCCTCGACCGACTTCACCGGCGGGAGCCCGATTTTCACCCCCCCATTCGGGAAGCAGTCCAACGCCAGCCGCCAGCGCTGTTCGCCGAGGGCGCGGTGCAACAGGCCGGCGGGGCCGTCAAGAGTCTCGGTCGCGGTCTTGATCAGCCGAGAGATCATCGCGTCGTCGTCATCGTGCGCGACGTTCAAGTAGTCCTTCATTTCCTCGAGCGCGACGACGGGGGCCGGCGCTTCAACCAAAGAATAGTTCGTCGCCATCGGCGTCCTCCGAAATTTCCAATTGCCGAAAATGTTTTTGCTCATGGGGGGGCGCGGTGCCCGGCGGCGGCCGAAACCTCGAACCCTCCCCCCTGGCCAGCGCGAACCACTCGCGGCAGCGCTCGACCATGCGGGCGCGATGCCCGACACGGCGCCAGTCGGCATTGATGCGGGCGATGCAGGTCTCCTCGTCGGTGTCCATGAGGTGGACCGTGCCGCCAAGCTGTGCCTGCCACCATGCGCGCTCGGCGGGCTCTGGTGCGGAGACGATGAACCAAGCAGACGTAGACGCAGACTCTGCGCTTACGTTGGCCAGCGACCGCAGCATCCTATTTCGTTCGGTAATAGCCGGGCCTGTCCATCGGGCCTCGGCGCTGTAGATCGTGGTTCCAGCGAGCCGAGCCTTGATCTCGTCGAGATCGATGACCAGATCACCCGGCGCGGCGTGGTCCGTGACGTAACGGCTCTTGCCACTGCCGGGCGCTCCGCAGACTATGGTCAACGGTATGGCGCTGGGCTTCAAGTCATCGGGCCAGGTGCGAGCGCGGGCCTCGGCGGTCATCTTGAATGACTGATCGCGGGCGGTGCGGGCGCTGTGGTGCGGCTTGCAGAAGGGGCGCAGATTGCTCCACCGCAGCCGTAGGTCCGGCCGCAAGGCGACGGCCACGATGTGGTCGGCCTCGGTCGCTGCAGCGGTGCATCCGGGATGGCTGCACACTGGGTGCGCATCAAGGAACAGCCGTCGACAGGCGCGCCAGTCCGCATCATAGCCACGCTCGCCGCTCTTCGGGCGGGCAGCATCCAGCTTGGCCTTACGGACGGCCTCGGCCCTCTTGCGGCATGGGCACGTCTCGCCGGCCGGGACAGCCCGCCGGCATGAGGCGCAAATGCGGGCGCGCATGGCATTCTCCGGGAAATGGGTAGGCCCGCCGAAGCGGGCCTATTGGCCTACGCCACCGGCGCGATGGCGGGTTCGCCGAGCACAGCGACAGCGCCAAGGGCGATCGAGGTGCCGCCGGCCTTGACCAGTGCCAGGCGGGCAAACCGCTTGCCGCCAGTGTAGCCGAGCCGGTAGGCGCTGTCGGCCGCGAGGGTGGCGGGCACCGTGCCACGGACAGCCGTCACAGGGGCGTCGACAAAGTCCGCCGAGGTAGACGTGTTGGAGTGCTGGATCTTCACGCCGAAGTCTCCGGCACTGGCGATGGCGCCGGTGTTGATCGCGAATAGGACCGAGTTGAATCCGACGAGGTCGATGCTGGCGCCGTTGGCAGATGCGGATTGGACGGCCGGAACGATGGTGGCGGCGACCTTGTGGTCGCTAAACGAGTCTTTGCGAGCCATATGGCCCTCCTTGAATGAGAGAGGCCGCCCCGGTGTGGGACGGCCTGATATTGGTGACGCCGATACCGACTTACGACGCGGTGATCTTCAGGAACTTGACGGCGTTGAAGTCGCCCGCGCCGCCGCCGACACGTTTGTAAGTGTCGAAAGTGGTGCGGCCCTTGACCGTCACAGCGTCACGTTCGACGCGGACTCCCTGGCGGTCGACAATGACATAGCCCTGCGCTAGGTCGCCGAACGCGACGGGGTAGCTGCCGGCGCCGATGTCAGGCATCAGATCGTCAATTTCGACGCTGTAGCCCAGAAGCGGATGCTCGATACCTTCGATCAGGTTGCCGGTCGGCGCCCACAGATAACGGCCGTCGCCATCCTTGATCGTGCGCAGACGAACCGCGGTATTCGAGTTCATGACGAAAGCGGCGCCGCCCTTGTACGGCTTCCGCAGGGAGGCGATGAGCTTGACGAGGGCGTCCGCAAGCTGGGCATCGGTCGGGGCCGAGGCGTGGCCTGCCGGCACATACTGGAACGACCCCCACGCGCGGGCGAAATCCTTTTCGTTCGTGGTCGGGTAGGTCAGCAGGCCCTTAGGGCGACCGTCGACTCCGTCGCCAGTCCAGAAGGCCTCGCCCTCGGTTTCGGCGAAATCGTGGGTGGCGTTGTCGATCAGCCAGCCAGCGATATCAACAGCCGAATCCTCGAGCAGGTGGCGCGTGGCGGTCGGCGCCGCGTAGAGTTCGGCGACGCCGTAGGACTGCTTGATCAACTCCGGCCGCGCAGTGTCCTGCGGCCGGTCATCGCGTTCGGAAACCCACCGCGCACCGCGCTTGCCCAGCGAATAGAAACGCTCGTACGTGGCCGTCGAAATGGTGACGACTTCGGCCAGCCCGCGCATCGGAGAGAGGTCGGTCACGAGGTTGCGGATGGCCATGTCCACGGTGGGGAGGACCGTCCAGCCGCCGTCCTGGTTCAAGTCCGAGCCGGCGCCGCTGATGGCGCGGATTTCGGCATCGTCGCCAGTGCGCAGGAAGCTCGCGAACGCGCGGGTCTGATTGTCCGCATCGCTGTTGGCTTCGCGGGTCGGGGCACCGGGACGCTGCGAGCGGACTTCTCGCTCGTCGAGCGAGGCGGAGATGGTGCGCACCTGCTCGGCGAGAGCCGAGAGCTGCTCGGCGGTGACGGTCTCAGGGGTGTTGAGTTCGGGCATGATGCCTCCAATAGAACGAACATTGGCAATGCGGGCGCGTGGCGCCGCGGGTGTCGGGGTCAGAGAGATTTCGTGCAGGTCGACTGCCTTCACGATCCAGGTGCCAGTCGGTCCGACGTCGACATCGACATAGCGAAAGCCAATCGACAGCCCGGTGGTGGTGCCGGCCTTGGCATGCTCGTAAGCCTGCCGGCCGGTCTCGGTTGCGAGGGCGAACTTGCCGCGGACATAGAGCCCATCGGCTCGCTCCTCGATGATGTCCCAAACGCCGGCCGGCTGGTCATGCAGCCACAGCATCGCTGGCGTGGTGCCGTTGGCGCGATGTTCAGCGAGGGACGCCGAGAACGCGCCCCGCTGCACGACGTCGCCGTATGCGTCTTCCTCATTCCATCGGGAGGCGATGCCCTCGATGATGCCGGCCTCGTCAGCGGTGAAGCGAACGTTGAGGTCGAGGTGGCGGGTCTGGTGAAGGTCGGGGCGGCTGGGCTCGATGAGGTCAGGCCGGGTCATTCGCTGCCCCCATCAACGCCATCGTCATCTTCATCAAAGACGGCCGCTTCAGCGGGCAAGCCGTAGATGCAGGCTGCAATTACAGCCTGGGCAAGCAGAGCGTATCGGGCGGGTGGACGGCTCGAGAGCGCATTCGAGACGAAGGTCCGCGGGGCAGCGGCGCTCGAGTTGGAACGCATCAGGCGTATCATCCGGGCGCCGTCGGCGTCGATCTTTGACTGGGGGATGGGTTGCCCAAGCCCAGTCGGCGCGGCGTACTCGATCACCTCCCGAACCTGCTCGGCCGATGCCATGCCGGCGACGATGCGGCGGAAGCGAACGGCCGCTGGCTCGCCGATGGCGATCTCGAACCCCTCGAGTTGATCGCGTGGGATCTTGAAGACGAGGTCGCGCCCGCCGAAGCGGGCTTTGATTTCGTCAGTTGTTGGAAGGGCTGTTACCGTCAAGCGGGGCCTCCAGGTTTGGTGTGGTGGGTGTCTGGCCGGCCTGCAAAACCAGCGCGTCGCCGCCGTCGACCGGCGGGCGATTGTCGAGCGCGCGAACTTCGTTCGGCGTCAGCCACGACGTGCCGGTGGCAGCGCGATAGGCGGTATAGCGAGCGGAGAGATTGGCCTTGGCGAAGCCATCGAGGTTGAACTCGATGAAGCGGCTGGCGCGTTCTTCCGTCGCGAGCAAACATCGTTCCAGCGCTTCGGCCCAGACCTCGAGCCACGGCAGCAGACCGAAACTCAAAAAGGCGTCGGACAGCTCTTCAATGTTGCGCCAGACGGCTCGGTCGGTGACGCCTACAAGGGTTTCCGGGACACGGTAGATCCGGCCGATCTCGGCCGCCGCGTGCTTGCGCAGGGCGAGGAAGTCGGCCTCGACCATGGTGAGCGAGAGGGGCTTCCAATCGACATTGTCATCGACGATGGCCGTGCCGCCGGCATTCCTGCCCGAATGCATTTCGGTGAACACTTCATGGATCGCTTTCCGGCGCTCCGGCTTTGTGTTGGCGGGCACACTGAGCAGCCCGGATGGTCGCGCGCCCTTGCTGAACACAGCCGTCTCGTAGCGCGCCATGGCCAGGTCCAGCGCCACGGCCTTGCGCGCCTGATCGAGCAAGTTGAGTGGCCTGTTCGGCAGGCTCCCCGGGGTCTGCACATGCAGGACGTCGCTCCATGCGTAGGTCCGTTGGCCACCCTCCTTCGCGGCCACCAGATAAGTCGGCTCGCCGGTGTTGTCGTCGATCCGAACCTGCACGGCGCTATTGTCGAGCCGGTGCAATTCGCGGGGCTGGCCGCGCACACGGACGACGAGCGCGAACGCCTCGCCAATGGTCAACGTGTCCAGCATCATCCGCGTCAGCAGCTCGACGCGGCTTGTCCAGGGGTTCGGCCTGGACAGGACGCCAGCCGCCGGGTGGGTGCTGTCACGCTGCCGGCTGTTACCGGCGCCACGCTCGTATAGGTGCACGGGCAGTGTGCCCACGGCCTCAGCGAGCGTTCTGACCACGGCCGCGAATGTGGGGCTTTCCAAGGCCGAGGTAGCGGTCACAGCCAGGCTGCCGCCGCCGGGCAGGAGTGCCATGATCTC